CCTAGAGCTAATGGCCTTCTGGGGCGCATTGTTTTTATCAGTCGTACTCTCCGACCCAAGTTTATTTGACAAAAACTTGGAAAATTATATGCGGTCACACCTCATAAGGAGGTGCCGCAAGATAGCGTATGAATGTAAAATCCTCCGCTATGGCGGTGTCTGTCATCACAGAAAATTGTGGTGTAGCACCACTCACCTGGATACCCAACGAGTATAATCGGGAATAGTTCCCGTCGAAGGGTGTTGAACTCACTGGCATTGGTTGCAAAGCACCAGATGGTAGAAATAGTGAATTCGTGTAACAAGGGATTTCAACTTCAATCCCCTGATTTGTTTGGGGTTGGAACCTAGTCACCCCAACTACCGTGGACATTCCATTCAAGCCGGTCCCCACGTTGACATAACTGTAGGGTGCTGTCGCATTAATGTTGGGTTCAACACCCACTGTCACACTTTCAACGGTACTGTTGGGCAGGCCTGAGAGAACGATCCTCTTACGAATCCCACCCCGCATGCCTACAAAGGCATATCGCAAATAATTGAACAACAGAGGAGGTCCCCCAGGGTAAGCACTCGTTGTGTTTGGCTGAAGTGGTGGCATGGTTAACAGACCCAAATTAATCGATTTTGTGCCTGTTGTCACGTCCGCGTTCAAGATTATGTCCTGACTAGTCGTGAAACGTCGCAAATAGCTCCTAAATGACAGTGGCTGCTCGCCAAAATGCAACTGGGGACACAGTGACCTGTCTAGATTTTCAGTATTCATGTCGAAACACGACACTTCCTTGTTCAACAATCCAGATTCCGTCTGTAACATATTCCGCGGAAAATCACCTGTCATTACATTGAAGCGCATATCCTCAGACTTAACGTAGACGTTGACATAAATGCTAGTACCATTGGGATTTTGCAACTTCGTAAGTGGTGTGATGTAAAAGAAACCATTAGCATACCCGTCCCACAGTTGGGGGTTTGCTATGGGATACATCGTTGCACTTGACGTTGGCGTTAAAGAATTCCACAACCTCGGCTGACACCAATTGACGCAAAATTCCACGTCCGATGCTTCTTGCAAATCAACAATCAGAATATGCTGTTTATTCAGGCTTATCGAACCCTCAATGAGAGATTTTTGGTTTATATTTGGCTCATATATAATAGCCACCTTGCCTCTCACGAAATTCGATACCACAAACTCCAAACGATACGTAATTGATCCACTCCAGTACTGGAAGGGCCGCGCGGCAAATGCCAGCGACGTGGGTTGGTAGTGGCTAACTGTCCCAGTAACTTTAGAAGTCACCAAGGGAAAAACAGCGCAATCAAAGAGAATTGTTGATAGAGGCGTGCTGGTTGTCGCCCACGTAAAAGTGGTGAACAATGACTCTACCTTACATAAATGGGCTAAAGCTAGTTCATCGTCAAGAACTCCCCCCACTGATGCGTCCACAACCAACTCTTGTTTTGGTTCAAGTGATAATCGGTGTCCAGTATCCATTCCAACGGTCATTGCTGCATTCTGGAACGGTTCGTTCTTCATACGTGACGCATAAGTGGTGTCAACGGGATATGACCAGCCATAAATGGCGGCCAGTTTTGAAATGCCCTGTAATACCATATTACTCGCAACTGCCATTGGACGCAAATATGGTACTGACGTTAAAGCAGTACTGACTTCGGCTGCTCTAGATGCCACCCGTTCGATAGGACCCTCTTTGCGCTCGTCGCGCATTCCTGATTCTGTGGTCAATGTGATCAAAGTTCCAGTTGGCGCCGCGAGCTGCACGTTACTCAACCATCCATAAACATCCACACTAACTGGACTGTCTACAGTAGCCGATGTTCCTAGGGGATTCAACGTTTGTATAAACAATGTCCCCATTTGTGTGCTATCGGAAAATGCGGTGGAATCCGACAAAACGGCTGTGCTGCTATTAAACAGTCGCATGACTGGGCGTGGATACACATACGGTAAAGTGATTTCTACGGGCTCATTCTCCCTCACATCGATAACTCTGGCGCCTCTCATCTGGCTAAGCCATTTGAGAAGGTTTGGTCGATAAAGAGATGAAGAAGCCTTGTACCGCGCAGACACATCATTAATATATGTCAGTGGCACAAACGAAACCAAAATCTTGCCCATATGAAATGGTCCACCTGACACCGTAATCCTAACGTTTAGATCAGCTCTCAAGTATGCAAAATTCTTTAATTTTGCACGCACAGAAGGCACCAGTAAGTAAGTCTGCCATATGTCATTGCGGTAATCTAAATCCGCCGCAATGTCAACTGATAGGCTACCCAACTGGACTGGCCGGGAGAAAAAACTATTTAGATCCAGATCGGTGTCTGAAATATTCATCTTCATTTCCCACCCGGCATCGGTTGTGTCTTCAGCAGCTCCACCAATATCCAGCACATTTTCGTGTGTCACTATGGTTGCACTATCCACGGTGCCTGCTTTCATTTCACCAATCTCCCCTGATTCTGTATGTAGGTTCCGTCTCCTGGCTAGGATTCGACAAATAACGGATAGCGACGCCCGCGCGTCCTCCAATTCCGCTTTCTTGTTAAAGAAACCCTCCACTGACATACGATAATCGGGTAAAGTGGAATAATTGGATGATGATTCGCAATCAAAGCGTGTCAACTCCGGTGTCACGCAATTCATAGCAAGCAACTCTTGCTCCAAATCGTAAACCAATTGCTCTAACCTGCGCTTCTCATCTTGTAACTCTGCAACCCTTGGGCTAGAACCGAGGTGGGTCAACCCCGATCCTTTAATCCCGTATAAGACAATTCTACGGCGGTCTTTGCATACGCCAGCAACCTCCCAACCAGATTCCGCTACGAGATCGGAATGACTGACGGCCTCAAAAGGTCCGAGGTTGTGCTGTCTTCCCCCCTGGACAGCAATATCGTCGGGGCATAAAGAGAGATTATTAAAAATCTCTCCAAAACTGGGAACCCTATCTTGTATGTCGCTAACCTTGAAATCATAAGCGCCAGCGAAAAACAACAAGATCTCATTCCGCAGTTCATTAAAACCTGACTCATCCAAGTGCAAAAACGCCTCATACAAAAACGATGTCAACGTCGATAACATTTGGTCACACATTGTAACACTCCGCGAAGGCATAACCCATTGTAACATTTTGTACATCGAAGAAACACTCAATGGTGCCACTATACGATCCAATTCCGGGTGATGACGAAAATTCCTTTTAAGAAATGTCATGTGCAACAAC